GGCGAGGCATTGCCTGCGAAGCCATACGCCGCCATCTCCGACGATCACTCCTTGCGCGATAAAAAACCTCTTACGGTGTTCCGCAGACGGTTGAAATCGCGGATGCTGAGCTTGCCAAGCGCGTCAAGACCAAGTTTCTCGGTGCACGCCTTGACGCAAACACGGATAAGGTACTCGCTGTCAAAGTTCGCAACGATCACCGTATGCCCGAGCATTTGCAGCTCCCGCTCAATCGCAAGGGAGTCATTTCCGCTGAGATCTTCAAAGTTGAAGGTCAGCTCCGTGTAGGTTTTTTCATCGTGAACGAGCGGCCTTGCAAGCTGCATCACAAATGCCGCATAGTCGATTGCGGCGTTTTTCTTATCCTGATCTTCCGCAACAGCGAAGATGTCACTGCTTTCCTCTGCGGTCGTTTTCTGAATATTCTTGTTTTCCATGATTCATAGCTCCTTTCAAGAGTGGTGGGGCGACGCATCGCGCGCCGCCCCAAAGATTTACGATTTGCCGAGGGCCTTGCGGGTGTCGGAAAGATAGTCGACACCGTTCACCTCGCAGATGTAGTTGTACGGGTCAAGCTCCATGACCTTCGCGTCATCGATGTACGTCACCCAGCGGCGCACGGCGTAGCTGCCAGAGCCGTCCGTGGGAGACGCCGGGGCGATATTGCCGTTCGACAGCGTCTTCGGAACAAGCACGAGGACGTGCTTGACGGACTGCGTCTTGTAAACGCCCGCAATCGGGTCGTACACCTGCTGCGGCGCGCGCAGGTCGATGTTGTGTTCGCGCGGCTCCAGCAGCTTCAGGCTCTCAGCGCTGAAGGTGCGGAATTTGAGCTGCGCGGTCATGGCGTTCATATGGCCGATGATCGGCGCCTCCACGTTGCCGGCAATGCCAGCACCGGAGACGGTCGCAACAATGAAATCAACATCGGGCAGCGTCACGGAAGCCAGACCGAGGAAGTCTTTGGCGTCTTCGTAGCAGGCAAAGTTGATTACGGCCTGATCTACCATTCCCATTGTTCAGTCCTCCTTCGTCACGCCAACGCGCTCTGCACGTAATCGGTGTCGTATTCGAGTACGAAGTCGATCTCCTGTGCAGGGCTGGGCGGCGTCATGTAGATGTGGATTCTCACAATACCGGCCATGAGGTCCGTCATGGGATTCTCGGAGTCGAGGATCTCAACGCGGGCGCCGAGCAGATACTCGCTGCCCACAAGCCCTGCGAGCCAGTTGTTCGCGGAATCCTTGATGTTGTCCAGCAGGCGCCGGTTCATGGGGCTGTCCGTCTTCGACCAGAACGTCTTGATGAGGGAGTTGCCGACCCACTTGAACATTCTGCTGATCGGGATGAAATAGTCCTTGATGTCGGTGTTGCTGGGGTAGCAGGCGGTGTAGTTGCCCCACGCCACGAAGCCATTCATAAACTTGAGCGCCGTACAAATGCCGTTGGCGTTCAGAATGTTCGCCTGCTCCAGCGTGAGGGTGACGTCTGTGCCGTCTTCCAGGCAAGCGCCGTCGCACTGGAGGGCCTTATTAGAGGGCGATTCATACGGCACACCATCGTTGCCGCTGTCCACCTTCGCCATCAGGCCCGCGAGCTGGGTGGAGAGATGGAACTGCTTGCTGCCGAGCTTCACCTGCGGCCAGACTGCAATCTGAGCCGGGTCGATCAGGTTCGTCGC